AACAGTCATCACGCCATTGATTTTATCCATTGCCATATTGTGCATATTGCTCATGTTGTCGTGCATCTGAACCATGCGGTTCATGGCTTGCGTCACATTGTCACCCAGTTCTGCGGCAATCTTAGTGCTTGCAGCCTCTTGAGCCTCAAGTAACGGCAAGTCTAAGCCTGGGTTCGCCCCAATCCTAGCCACCATGATCTTGGTTGCAGATTCAAGTTCTGTTTTCCACTTTTCCAATACTTCAGCAGCTTGCAACTTGGCTTGTTCCATTGCCTGCATATACTGTTGTTTTTGCGCCTCAAGTTGCATTTCGGCTTGCAGTTTCATTTGTGCCATTTGAACGTCAGCCTGCGCCTTGGCTTGGGCAACTTGAATGTCGGCTTGCGCCCTCAGTTGTTCAGCCTGCGCCGTGGCCTGCATCTTCATCTGCTCGTTTTGGGCTTGAGCTTGCATCTTCATTTGCTCAAATTGTTGCTCTGCCTGCATCTTCATGACTTCAGGGTTTGGCTGTGGTAACTGCTGCGCCATCATTTGCTGTTTTTCTTGCAACTGTTGCATAGCTTGGTCAATCGTACCCTCAATTGGTGCGGCCTTCTTGTATGCGCCAACGCCAAACTTAAGTAGTTCAATCAGCATAGGAACTAACTCTGGCGCTCGTTCACCCATTGGTAACGCTTGCGTCAAGAACCCACCCATCGCTTGTAAGAATTCAACTCGCTCACGTTTGTTTTGATTCTCGTCAATCTGCACCAGACTATCTGAATCCACTTGAATGCGGAACGAGCGTAATGGCTTGTCTTGAATTAGTTGCAACGCTTGCGGGATTAGCGCCTGATCTGCCGGCTGCATACCTTGTGCGGCAGCGTACATAAGAATCGTTGTGGGTTGAAACTTAGTGCAAATAACTTGCGCTTTTAACTGGAATAGCTCACTCGCAAACAGGGCAACATCTTCTTGCATTGAGCGCAAGCGCAGTCCTGCATACTGACCCTTAATCTGTTGTGCCGTAGCGGTTTCAGAGGCTTGTCCCTGTCCCCGAATAATGTCACTAATACCTGTAATTTCATAAATTTGGGTTTTGATTTCATTCATTGCACGATAGCATTGCATGAGCGTTGCCGCCATCACATCAATTGGCAACAAGTCAATCGACCCTTTTAATCCACCTTTTTCAGAGAACGCCATCCACTTATCGACAGGAATCAATGTGTTGTTATCGCCCTCAGTCAAAAGACGCTGCAATGTGGGTTGTGATGCATCATAGACCCCACGCACACGCAATGCCTTAACTAGCCCGTCAATGCGGTCAGTCAAAATGTCTAAGTCTGTCGCTTGGTCTTGATACAGCACAAAGTCAGGTACAGGCACAAGCGTGTCGCTGGTCATCGTGGCGTACAAAGGTTTGGCACACGGAAAGAAGTTCTCAAGCTCTAGCGGATCTTCACGCTCGTCAAGAATGTTTGGGCAACTTTTGCTAATCCAATACACCTTGCCGCTTTCTTTGTCCCACAGTTCACAAATCTTAGCCCGTGTAAAGTCTTTGGATTGGGTCGAATACTGCTTGTTGGTTTCAGGCCCTGCATCCAACGGGATAGATTTAGCCGTTTCCTCGCCAAAGCGTTCGATCAGGCTGTCTTTAGTCATGTACACCCAGCGCCAGACTTGAGTGACTTCTTCCCATGTTCTAGCTACCGAATGTCCAAAGTCTTTCCAATGCACATAATCGGTAGGCGCACACTCGTACTCAATTTCCTCTTGTGGCTCAACTTCCTCACCCATCGCGCCATCGAGCGTCATAGCTGTCTTAACTTGTTGATCGCTGACTTGTTCAGGCTCGTCCACATCTTCGGTAACTTGCAGCCCATCTTCGGGAATGTCTTGCGCCCGAACGTGCGGCTCGTAGCGCACCCATGCCACGCCTCGACCACCCAAGAATCTATCCTCGACTGCGTGTTTCATGGTCGATCTGAAATCGGTGTAATGCTCAATCTCAAAATCTAAGGCACGTTCAATTAATTGGCTGGCAACACGGGCAACTGGGTCGTTATCCCCAAATCGTCGAGATACGTCAGCCTTTGGCAACCTAGCATACACCGCAGGGATCAGCGTCTGTACGTTAGACCACAGAATGTTAAATTTAGCGGTTTCGTTGGTGTTTTGATTGCGGTTGTCATCACGGTAGCGCCTCACAATCTTATTTGTGCGAGCTTCCCACTTTTTGAACTCATTGTCGTATTGGCTAATTACGTTTAGCCACTTCTGAACGCCAGTCAATGCTTCCATCTTAGTATCTCGCAAAAATTACGTCACGGTTTACCCGCCCGACAATCTCGTAGCCCCAATCTTGGAGTAGGTTGATTGTGTCCTCGTCGCTGTACCCGTATCGATTGCCCAAGCCTTTTAGCTCTAGCGTGATAATTGGGTAAGTCTTTTTGATCGTGCGTTCTGCCCCAAGCAATGCTAAATGCTCATAGCCTTCAATGTCTAATTGAATGAAATCGCAGTTATCTACGCAAAAGGAGTCAATTGTTAGCACCCTAACGTCACTACCAACCTTTAACTGGTGCGCCCCAATGTTCTCAGGGTAGGGATGATCGACTGACGCTGTGCCAATTTTGTCACCAAATGCAGCCCAATGGTGTTCAATGTTGGCGTGGCCTGCGACATTTAGTAGCAACGCCTGATAGTTAACCAGGTCAGGCTCGACTGTGATGACACGCTCAAATTGCCCTGCCATCGTAGCGGAATAAACGCCAATATTGCCGCCTGCTTGAATAACTGTGCGGAACTGGTTCATGTGGGTATAGCTCACATTCAAGTCTGGCAGCTCAACCAAGAGTGCGTTAATACAGCACTCGTCGATATCGGGAACTTGCCAGCCTTCAACCAATTTCATACGGTATCCTTGTTTGTTCCCACGGTCTAGGCTTGCCGTGAAATATCACAACCTTGGCATCATCTACCCCATTAGGTAGTACATCAGCCTTAAAGCTCACAATTCCATCACATATATCCTGCCAGTACGTCACTTTGTCCCGCATAAAGTGTTCAATGTAAGCCTGGTCACCACCCGCCGTGTACATCTGTAAATCTGCAAACTTGTCGTACAAATCAACAGGTTTTGACCAGTACATCATGCTGCTTTGCATCGCTTTTGGGTTGTATCGACCCCGATAAACGTCACGCATAATCACAAAATCGTGCTGTTTTGCCGCTTCAATCATCTCTGTGCAGTCACCAGTCAGCACCGTATCGAGATCAAAGTACAACGCACTCGGTAGCCTAAACAACTCCATCTTTGCCCACCAACCAACCCAATCATGCAGCAAAGGGATGGTTTTGCACTCTAACTCAACATCTGACAGACACACAAACTTATGCGGTGGCAGATACTTGGCGCACATCTTTTGCAATGCGTAAACGTGTTCAGGCTTAAAATCACCGCCTGACCGCAATACGCTCGCTACGATCATGCGCTGAAAATGCCAACAGCTATTACTTCTACGCCTGCGCCAGTTGTGATTTTCCACGGCCCGCTACGAGAAATAGCGTTTACTTCAATGTTGTAGACGTTAACGCCTGTTCCCGCTACTGCTGGCAAAATAACGTGCGAGAATGAGCCATCGACGATGGTAACGCCACCTGTTGCCGCTGTGGCAACAGTACAAATTAAACGATGTAAATAGTCACCAACTGCGCCTGTGCCGCCTAAAACTTGTGCGGTCTGACTTGCTGCAACGTGTTCGTATTGATATTCATAAGGTTGTGGTACGCCGCTCATAATCTTCTACTCCGGGTTGTTGTGTGGGTTGCCCACATATCATTCAAAGTTACTGTGTTCTCAGGCCCGACAATCAACGGCTTAACCATGTCTGGTTGCTTAACTTTTGGCTCTAGCCTCCAAGCAATTGCCAACATTCGGAACGCATCTGCTGGGTGGCTTGTCCAATCATGCCTGGGCGTTTGCCTAAATGCCTTCTTGTCCTCGTCGTATTCCCGCTGATATTGCCGTAAAGCCTCTAACCCATCGTGCGTTCGTTCAGCATCAAACCAACATTGCGGCAACATCTGACGCACCGCCTGAATCCCATCTTGCACCGACAAATCAGGCACAATCGCCATGTTGTTGATACCTAAATACTCACTCAATTGCTCAATGACTGACTTACCCGCTGCTGCTAGAGTTTTAGCCCTTGCATCATGGGGTAGGTAATGTTTTGCGTATTTATACGGCTTTTCTACGACTATTTTAGCTATTTCTGCAATGTTTGCACCACTTATTGCAAAATAATCAATGATGTGGATTTCGTTACGC